AGCAAAGTTGGCAGAGGGTGTTGGTAGAACAGCGCCGGGTGACGCACTTCGAGGGTTAACTGTACCAAAATTAGACGCACAATCACAAAAGACACAACAAGATGCTGCAAACACTGCTGCAGCCGATGATTGGCGTGTAAGATTAAGTTTAGCAAAAGGAGCAACTTATCTTTACAAAAACAAAGGCAAAGAAGGTATACTATTGCCATTAGCAGCAACTGACGGAGTTATATTCCCGTATACTCCGGCAATACAAGTTCAATATGTAGCTAGTTATGATCCAACTGAAGTAACACATAGCAATTATAAATTCTTCTCTTATAGAGGTAGTGCGGTAGATCAAATTTCAATAACATGTGAATTTACTGCCCAAGATACTAAAGAGGCAGAATATCTATTAGCGGTAATACATTTTTTCAGATCCGTTACAAAAATGTTCTATGGAAAAGATCAAAATCCTAAAAACGGCACACCCCCACCATTATGTTATTTGACTGGTCTGGGCACATATCAATTTGATAATCATCCATTGGCAATAACCGGATTCACTTATTCATTACCAACAGATGTAGATTATATTAGGGCACAAAGTGCTAGTCCGCCCCCTGGAGTAAGTACTGCCCCTTCAAACGTTCCGTCTAGTAATAGTAATAGTGTATCAGGTAATCGTGCTCAGGTCGCTGGACTATCGCCAGGAGCACTTGCTAATCCGCCAGTTTTTGATTCGACCAAAGCACAAAAAAATAAACCTACGTATGTACCTACGAAAATAAGTATTACTATAACAGCAGTACCAATTGTAACAAGAAATGATATTAGCAATAATTTTAGTTTAGAAGAATATGGAACAGGCGCATTGTTAAGAGGCAAACAACGTAAATCAGGTGGAGGAATTTGGTAATGGCAACAAACAGTATATACCCGCAATCAAGCCCGTACTATAGTACCGGAGTAGAAACTAATCAATTTTTAGATGTGATGCAGAATCGCCCAATACCCATGCAGACAAGTGATATATATTGGGAGATAAGACAAGTATATGAATATCGTCCAGACTTATTAGCATATGACTTATATACTGATAGTAGATTGTGGTGGGTATTTGCGAGCAGAAACCCAAACACATTAAAAGATCCTTATTTTGATTTTGTTGCAGGCACGGGTATATATTTACCTAAGTTAGATGTTATAGTACAAGCGTTGGGTATATAAGATGTCATCAGCGTTAGATAGTTTACAACGAATAGCAGATAAAATAGATGCGGCTATTGCCACCTTTCAAATAACGGTTCAAGCAGTAACAGAAAAGATAAATGCAGTGGATCCAAAAGATCCAACGGCATTAGAACAAATTGCTGCTATACAAGCAGAATATAAGGCAGCTAGAGACACGTATGTAGGCATAGTAAAGCCGGCGTTTGATGAGATGCAAACTATAATTAACGGGTTGCCGGCAGATGAAAAAAATGCCGGACAAAAAATATTTAATGATGTTAGTACACGTAACAACATCTCTACCGAAAAAGCAGCAGCATATACTGCAACCAAAGATACAAAAACTGCGGAAGCAAAAGCTGCTGCTGAAGCCGTAACCAAAGAAGTAGAAACCAATGCTGCTAAAACTCCAGAACAAACGGCTGCACAAAACAAGCAATATGCCGCGTCGGCAGCGCCCAAGGATGATCAAGGTAATCCTCCTGCGGCCGGTAAAACCAATAACACAACAAATACTAATGCTTCTACAGGATTACCCTCTGCAGCAGTTTCTACACCCACTACACAGGGCGCAGATAAAGCAGTTTATCTGCCAGATAAATCAGTAACCGAATTAAACCGGGTAGAAGTCTCTGCTAAAGACACATTTAAATTACCCGGCAGAAGATTACAAAATCCACTAGGTAATTTTAGTAGCTATACATATCAAATATCATTATACATGATAACACCTGACGCATATAAAGCATTTGTGGCATCGGGCAGAACTGATATAAATGCTGTTGATAGCGCGGCCGGAGCAGCTAGAGAAGTAGCAGCAAACATAGCAACAAGCAACAACGCACCAACTAGAACAGGTGGATTAGCAAATGGCAATACAGGGGGCAGCGGATCTCCTCCCCCACCACTAACTGCCGCTGCGGCCTCTAATTCTACTCCTGTGGGTGGAGCATATTTAATTGCTCAAAGTGGTGGTATTAACTCAACAGAAAAACGTGCCCCTGGATTTGATACAGATTTTTATATAGATGAATTAAAGATAACACAATATTTGAATACTTCTTCTGCTGCCAATGCAGCAGATTTTAGTTTTACTATTACTGAACCATATGGATTTTCTTTTACTACAAGATTACGTAAAGCAAATGATGCCCTAGCAGCAATCACTAAAGCAAAAAATGCTGCTGATGTAAAGAATCCATCAAGACAATTTTTTGTATTAGGAATTAGATTTTTGGGATACGACCAAGACGGCAACATAATCGATCCTAAAAAGATACCCGGCGCCGATGGAGATCCTAATGGTAATTCGTCTGGATTATATCAACGATATTTTGATATAATGATTAAAGAATTTAAATTTAGTATTACAGGTAAGACAGTTGTATACAATATAAAAGCTGCTCCATGTAGTGATATAGCATCTCTTGGAACAAAAAACGGTATTGTTCCTCCTGACACCACTGTGTTTGGTAAAACAGTACTGGATGCTTTAATGGCTACTGACGGAATTGATAACCGTAATAAAGGAGGCGGCGCAGGCGGTGTATCAGGTTCTTTGGGGTTGCTTAGTAAATTAAATAAAGAAGAAAAACAAAAAGAAACAAACGGCGATATTGATATAGCAAATGAATATTCTGTAAAATTTGTAGGTGCTCCAGAAGGCACAGATGAGGACGGCGAACCAGCATACGATCCTATACGTGATGCTGTACTTATGAGCAAAAATGATTTAGATAAAAGAAAATGGGCAATGAATCCTAATATCACTAAGACTGATGAATCTAATGAAAGCAACGCAGTAAGTTTAGTACCAGATGATTCAATAAGAGGGATAGCAATTAAAGGGGGTACACCAATTATACAGGCAATTAATTCAATCATTTTACAAAGTAATTTTGCTGAAAGAGCATTAAGAAGAATCTACAAATCTACTACAGAACCGGACGCATCAAAAAAAGAATACGCAGGTCTTCCCCCAGACGGAGCTACCGAAGATTCTATGGTGCCGGCAATACACTGGTATAACCTTAGTCCACAAATTGAAATAAAAGGATGGGATACTAAAAGAGGAGATTGGGCATATAAAATTACTTATAATATACAAAAATACGATACCCCAATTGTAATAAGTCCATATGTAAACACACAACGAAAATATTACGGGCCACATAAACGTTATAGCTATTGGTATACTGGTAAAAATTCTGAAGTGTTATCATACCAACAAGAACTGAATAATAATTATTTTATTACCGCGACCCCGGGTATTAAACCCACCCCTTCATCACAGGGAGGTTCGACGGATGTGCCAATAAAAATAGGGTTACAGCCACAAGATCAACCTGATCAGGGTAGATTGGGGCCGGGCCTGGAAGCACACAATTCATATATGACAAGTTTATATGATCCTGGCGCATATGCTATGGCAAAGATACAGATATTGGGAGATCCAGATTTCTTAATGCAACCTTCAGCAATTGGTATAAACAAATTGTATAAACAATTTTATGGGGTAGACGGGTTTACTATAAATCCAAATGGCGGACAAGTTTTTATAGAAATTGATTTCAAAGAACCAGTTGATTATGATAACAACAATGGACAATTAAGTATTAATGAATCAATTTATTTTTGGAAATATCCAGCTGATGTACAAAAAGATATTCAAAGACGCGGCGGCGGAGTAAGTTACACTGTTAAAACTGTTACTAGTACTTTTAGTAAAGGTAAATTTATACAAGATTTAGAATGTAATATTAATACGTTTTCTGATCCTGGCGCCCCGGACGAGCAAGGAAGACAAGCAAACGCTGAAAAAGCAGCTAATGCCGGGTTTGTACAAGCACCGGGTGAAAAGGGAAGAAGTGGCATTACTGCCGGGCCCGCAACAACAGGAGACGGTACTGCTACTACAGTAAATACAGGTTTTGCCGCAAGTGCTGCTACATCATTACTTGGGAATGCTAATCAATCGGCTGCTGATGTTTCAAGGCTTACTAATATGGGCACTAATGCTCTAAATAATGTCGCGGCCGGGGCATTGGGAACGATACAGACTAAACTTGGACCAGTAGCAGATAACTTTGGACGAGGATAACAACTAATTTATATATGGCAACAAACGAATTTAAACCAAGAGGCGAATCAAAATCAACTAAGCCTGGCGCTGGCGGCGGCGTACTGCGTAATACCCCTACCTTGGGTATTGTAAAAAACAATATTGACAATACCCGCGCAGGTAGAATACAAGTATATCTAGCAGACTTTGGTTCGATTAATCCAGACGATAGCAGTAGTTGGGTAACAGTAAGTTATCTAAGTCCTTTCTTTGGCAATACAATGTCGCAAGGCGGCACTAAAAAAGATGATTACGGAAGTTATACTAAAAACCCAATGTCATACGGCATGTGGGTTAGTCCCCCCGACATAGGTAGTACTGTAGTTTGTATTTTTATTAATGGTGATCCAAACTACGGATACTATATAGGTGGAGTTTTACCTCCTGAATTATTACAAATGATCCCGGCAATTGGATCATCTACGGATGAAGTAACATTTAACAAAGGGGAGTCAAATAGTTATGGTGGAGCAACTAAACTGCCTGTAACTAATATAAACACTAACAACAATGATATTACAAATACTTCAAAATATTTAAATGCTCCTAAACCATTACATAGTTATTCGGCTCAAATATATTTTCAACAGGGGTTAATTAGAGATCCAGTTAGAGGACCAATATCAAGTAGTGCATTACGTGAAAGTCCCTCACGAGTAGGATGGGGAGTAAGCACCCCGGGCAGACCAATCTATCAAGGTGGCTATACAGATTCTACCATACGTCAAAATTTAGATAAACCAGCAGCATCTTTAAAAGTTGTTTCACGTAGATCAGGACACAGTATCGTCATGGACGACGGAGATGTAGACGGAAAAGATCAGTTGATAAGACTTAGAACATCACTTGGTCATCAAATATTGTTAAGTGATGATGGTCAAACATTGTTTATTGTTCATGCCAACGGACAAAGCTACATTGAGATGGGCAGAGAAGGTACTATTGATATGTACGCTATGAATAGTGTAAACATTAGAACCCAAGGTGATTTAAACTTACACGCTGATAACAATATCAATATTAATGCTAAAAAAGATTTAAATATTGCTGCTGATAATATAAAAATTAATGCTGAAACTGATATATCATACCGAGCAGGTGGAAACTTTAGTGGGTATACAATTGGCAAGTATACAGTAAAAGTAGATGGGTCAATGAGTATGAAAGCAGGCGGCGAAGGTTCATATGCCGCTGGTCAACTAATGTATATCAATGGTAGCAAGATTAATTTAAACACTGGCGCAACATCAGTTACTCCGGCAGTTGTACCTAAAATACCTATTGTAGCACATACTGATACATTGTTTGATGCTACTAAAGGATGGGCAGCATCGCCGGGTTATTTATTATCTATTGTTAGTCGTGCTCCGGCTCACTCGCCGTGGGCTAGCGCAGGACAAGGGGTTAATGTTACAGTAAATAGTAATAGCAGTGGAGCATTTTAATGGCAAAAATTAAAGAATTATTAGGTAGTCAAGACTATACCAATGCGGTAAAATTGCCACCTCCTAATCCAGTATCGCCTGCCACACTATCTACAGTGCCTGCTGTAGGAACGGTTAGTGCTTCAATGAATCCCGGAGTATCTGCCGGTATGATTGGCGCAGCCGCAAGTCAAGCAGCCGGCGCATTTCCGAGTGTTCCGGGACTTGGTTCTGCAGTTATAACTGATCCAACTGGTACTATTACTGCTGGCGTTGGTATGTTAGCAAAGACACCAAAACAAATGGAAGCGGCGGGAATATTAAAGCCAGGATCAGCTGCATTAATTACTGGATTGATTCAGCAAGGAATGCCTGTTAAAGCAGCGATGACAAATAATTTGTTTACTGGTTTACCAGGTGCTGAAACTTTAAAAACATTTGTTAATAATATTCCTGCTCAAGCAGCATGTCAAATAGTTAATTTACAGCAAGCACAAACTGCTATGATGATGACCGGAGCAATATCTGGAAAAGAACAACCCGGTCTTGTTGCTGGCATAATAAATTCAGCAGCACAAGTAGGTGTTAAAGCTACTAGCGCATTCTTACAGAGTACAGTAAATGTACAATCAGCTCCTCCACCGCCTCCCATGACAGGTGGAGTAGCTGAAATAAATAATGTTGGACTTTCTAGTTCAGCAAATACGACCGGATTTTCTGGTTCTGTGGGGAGTTTTATTTAATGGATATACCTACACCAAGTTCTTTGGCTAATGTAGCATCAACTATATCTGCTGGCAATTTTGCTTCAAACATGGCAACAACTGTAACCGGTGGATTAGGATCTATTACAAACGGAATAGCAGGAATGCCAAGTCCGAATTCATTGTTGAACAGTGCAGCCGGCAATTTGACAGGTGGACTAACCGCGGCAGCAGGTGGACTAGCAGGTGGACTAGCAGGTGGACTAGCAGGTGGACTAGCACGTGGACTAACAGGTAGCCTAACCGCGGCAGCAGGTGGACTAACAGGTAGCCTAACCGCGGCAGCAGGTGGATTAACAGGTGGCTTAGCCGCGGCAGCAGGCGGCCTACTAAAAGGCAATCCAGCTGATTTGTTAAAGGGTAAATTAGACGGTATCAAGTTACCTGAAATTACAGGGTTAGCCGGGGCACTTGATGCTGCTAAAGGTATATCAGGTTCTGCGTTTGGAGCAATAACAAAATCATTTAAAGCATTCACCCCGGGTATCCCTCAAAACTTAACATCAATTGCTAAAAAGAATACTGAGTTGTCGGCAGCAGCAGACGCAGCAAGTGCCGCTGCAGGCGGATTGACTGGCGGACTAAAAGCAGCAGCAGGCGGACTAGCAGGTGGACTAGCAGGTGGACTAACAGGTGGACTAACAGCAGCAGCAGGTGGACTAACAGGTGGACTAACAGCAGCAACCGGCAATTTAACAGGTGGGTTAACAGCAGCAGCCGGCAATTTGGCAGGTGGACTAGCAGGTGGACTAGCAGGTGGACTAGCACGTGGACTAACAGGTGGACTAACCGCGGCAGCAGGCACTGCTTTGGGCGGACTAACAGCAGTATCAGGAGGTGCGGCATCACTTGCTAGTGGAGTAAGTGCTTTGGCCGGCGGGCAATCTGCTATAGCCTCGGTAACTAGTTTTGCATCCGGCACTGTAAGTGGAGTCACTGGTACATTATCTAACGTTAGCGCACTAGCAAGTACATTATCTACCAGCGCATTAAATCAAGTTAGCACTGCTACAGCTTCATTGGGAGGAGCAGCAGCATTGTTAACTGGTGGTTCCTTAACAGGAGCAGCAAGTAAACTTTTAGGAGGCGCAGCAGGCGCAGCAGCAGCAGCTAGTGCTTTAGGTAAACTAGGAGGCGCCGCAGGCGCATTAGATGCCTTAAAAAACGGAGTTGGTGGATTAACTGATATGGCAAAAGGTCTGGCCGCTGGCAAATTGGGATTATCTTCTTTAGCCTCAATGGGATTGTCAGGCAGCGCATCAGCCGCATTGGCAGCAAGTATGAATGCTCTTAGTACATCAAGTCCTTTCCCAATCAAAATGCCACAAGTTGCGATTGGTACAGTTGATAGAAGTGAGTTAATAGCAGCAGCTACAAAAGCACTAGGTAACCCTATAATCCCGGCACCAAATTATGCTGCCCCTAGCAGTGAGGAACTAAAAGCCCAACTAACCCGACTAGAAAATGTACAAAAGTTACGAGAAGATTATTCTGCTGCGGTAGAAAAATTTAATGCTGCTTTTGCGATAAGACATCCAGAAGCTAAGGCTAAGGCGGCCGAGTATAGAGAAGCCAAAGCTAACTTACCTGAGGGTGATCCGGAACGTGAAGCAATATATGCTCGTAACAAACCTATTGTTAATAGTTTTGTTATATGGGAAAAAGACGAACGAGCCAAACTTGAGGCAATGAGAAAAGCATGGTTAGATGCCCCTACACGATAATCAAACATAAATATAATATAGGATAAATTATGCCAGCGTACATTGGATTCAGCACACTAAACGCAAATAAACCAAAATCTACTAACCTACCTGCGTCTCCACAGGGCGGAGTTGGATCAACAATTGGACCAGTTAATGTTGGTAATAAATTTGCTTTATATGATACCCCATTGGTTATACAAGACTTTATCAACGCATTAAATATTCAACAGGGTCAAAAAGTAGGCAACCCTGGCTATGGAACAACACTTTGGAGTTTCGTATTTGAACCAAACACTTTGGATACTCAGTTTCAATTAGAAAACGAAATTCGTAGAGTAGCAAATCAAGACCCTAGAATGGTAGTAAATTCAGTGAATGCTTATCCACAAGAAAACGGCATATTACTGGAAGTTGAAATGGCTATCAGCCCGTTTAATCAAGCACAAATGTTAAGCGTGTTCTTCAATAACGCTACTAATAGCGCAGTTTTACAATAAAGCTAAAAAACCCAAGTTCTCAGGTATGATAAATACTTAAAAGAGAATAACTATGGCTACAAGTTCAAGACAATCAGCATTATTTGGGGTAAATGACTGGAAGGCCATTTACCAAACTTTCCGTGAGGCAGATTTTAGAAGCTATGATTATGAAACTCTACGCAAAAGTTTCATAGATTATTTGCGTCAATACTACCCTGAAACATTCAATGACTATATTGAATCCTCAGAATTTATCGCTCTACTTGACGTTATGGCGTTTATGGGACAAGGTCTTGCTTTTCGCAACGACTTAAACACCCGCGAAAACTTCATTGACACTGCTGAACGTAGAGACAGTGTTATCAAATTAGCTAACTTGGTAAGCTATACCCCTAAGCGTAACTTAGAATCACAGGGTTATTTAAAAGTAACTAGCATTCAAACTACACAAAACATTTCAGATTTGAATGGATTCAATCTAAGCAATACTCCGGTATTATGGAATGATCCAGCTAACCCATCATGGTTAGAACAGTTTAACACAATTATTAATGCGGCATTAATTAATACGCAACGTGTTGGGTTGCCAGGAAATTCAGCACAAATTCTTGGTGTAAAAACTGACGAATATACTTTACAAATTCCAGCCGGCAGCTTGCCAGTCATACCATTTAATTCTATTGTTAGTGGATTAAACATGAATTTTGAATTATGTAGCGTAACTACAGTTGGTGAAAATTATGTTTATGAAATACCACCTGCGCCTACTAACAGATTTAATATGCTATATCGTAATGATAAACTAGGATATGGTAGTCCAAACACAGGATTCTTCTTTTACTTCAAACAAGGTTCATTGACTAACTTTGATTTTACATTACAACAACAAATAGCCAATCAAGCAATTGATATTGATATTCAAGGTATTAATAATTCTGATACATGGTTATATGAAATAAGCAGAACAAACGGTGCGTTTGGGCCATGGGCAAAAGTAGATAATATATATGCGGATGCATATCTTCAAACTGAAAATAGTGTTAAGAAAATCTTTTCAGTTAACAGTAGATTTAACGACCAAGTAACTTATATATTTGGTGATGGTGTGTTTAGTGAGATACCAGTTGGTAACTTTAGAGCATATGTTCGTGCTGGCAATGCGTTAACCTATACTATACAGCCTACTGAAATGCAAGGGTTATCAATATCATTTAATTATGTAAGCAGAATTGGTCGCCAAGAAACATTAACGTTTGGTTTATCTTTACAAGTTCCAGTGTCAAATGCTCAAGTAAGAGAATCACTTGCTGACATTAAACAACGTGCGCCAAGTCGTTACTATACACAAAATCGCATGGTTAATGGAGAAGATTATAATAACTTCCCATACACCTTGTATAGTTCAATTATTAAATCAAAGGCTATTAATCGTAGCAGTGTTGGTGTAAGTAAGAATTTAGATTTGCTTGACCCAACTGGTAAGTATAGTAGCAGTAACAGTTATGCCAATGACGGTGGAGTTTGGTTAAATGATACTGAAGGATATGCCACACTTACAATAAACAGTTTAAGTGATATCACAACGTTTTTAAATAGCACTTTGGCTTCTATTTTAGAAGATAACAGGTCTTTACAATATTATATTCAAAATTATCCTAGATATGCTATTGGTCCAACAATTACTGAACAGGGTACAGCAGTAACTGATCCAAATGAATCAGAAGTATATTGGCAAACAAGTACAGTTGATGCTAATAGTTCTACTGGATATTTTTATGATATTCTTAATTTAGCAGATACCCCAATTCCAGTTGGTACTTATTCAACGTATAATACAAAATATATAACAAAAGGTGCTCTATTAAAATTCATAGCACCATCGGGTTATTATTTTGATACTAACAATAGATTAGTAAGTGGCGTTGCTACAGCATCTAATAAATCATACATGTGGACCACTGTGTTAAATGTAATTGGTGATGGATATAATAATGGATTAGGTCAATTTGCAAACGGCACCGGCCCAATAACAGTTAACGGCTATGTACCATCTGCTGCTCAGTTAATAGTTGTAATACCATCATTTGATAACTCATTGCCAAATGCTGTTATTAATGAAGCTACGGTTAGGTTAGATTTACAACAAAACTTCTCATTAGTTTTTAATAACTCATTAACTATCGCACAGCAACGCTGGAGTGTACAAGCATATAATAACTCTGCTTATTTTGTTAATTTTGAAAGTGTAGGGTACAACAGATACACCGTAACATATAAATCATTGGCATATTATTTTGGTAGTGTAGCAGATACTAGATTTACATATGAAGCAGGTAAACTAGTATATGATCCGTTCTCGGGAATAATTTTACAAGACTTTGTAAATGTTTTAGCTACTAATACACAACCAGGTTCAAATTATCCATTAACCCAGCCGGTGAAGGCAAGTATAATTGGTCAAACTATTGAAACTGATGGATACGTAAATGATTTTGAAGTTGAAATTGCCAGTATAGATGTTAATAACAGAACAGTAATAGAAAATCCAGACTTCTTTAATGAGGTTACAGGATATGTGACCGGTAATACTAATATTGGCATATACACTTTCTTTGAACAGATACAAGATGCGGTTAATTTAACTAGAGAAGAATTAATAGCATCATCCACAGTGATATATCAATATGCGACTTCTAACCAAATTGAGATTGTAAAATATGAATACCCTGAGGGACAATTGTTTTACGCATACAATGAGACAGATGCTGCCGGCCTATATAATGTATTTTACATTACAGTACAGGATCCAACAATAACGACTCCATATTATGCTTTGGTTCTTCAACCACAATATAGTATGAGACCCGGCCGTCAAGGATTACAATTCCAATATCGTCATAATAGTAATAATACTACACGCATTGATCCTGCTACAACAAACATAATTGATTTGTATGTGGTTACTCAAGCATACTATACGGCTTATCAAAACTGGATACAAGATACTACCAATACTGTTCCTATGCCATCACGACCAACTATTAGTGATTTAACAACTGAATATAGTCAACTACAAGATTTTAAAATGTTAAGTGATAGCGTAATTGTTAATAGTGTGGTGTTCAAGCCATTGTTTGGACCTAAGGCAGCAGCAGCATTACGTGGCACAATTAAAGTTATTAAAAATTCTAATACCAATGCTAGTGATAGTGAGATTCGTAGTGCTGTACTAACTCAGATGGATAATTATTTTAGCATTAATAATTGGAATTTTGGTGATACGTTCTATTTCAGTGAATTGAGTGCGTATATACATAATCAAATTGGTGAATACGTTAGTTCTTGCGTATTAGTACCAAACGACCCAACATTACATTTTGGAGATTTGTATGAAATCAAATGTATGCCTTACGAAATATTTGCTAACGCAGCAACCTCTAATGATGTAATTGTTATTGCGGCATTAACACCCGCCGAATTACAGATAGCATAAGTAATATATAACATAAAGATTTTCAAAGATGGCAACAAGAATTAGAACATTAAATTTTCTTCCAGATATATTTAAAACCGAAACCAATGCTCAGTTTTTAGCAGCAACACTAGACCAACTAGTTGCTCAACCTAATACTAAAAAGATTGAGGGTTATGTAGGGAGTAAATTTGGATATGGAGTTAATGCCAAAGACTATTATGTTACTGAACCAACTAAAACTAGAACAGATTATCAATTAGATCCGGGTGTTGTTTTCTTAAAAGAAAATGAATCTGTTGCTAAAGATTTTATTAGTTATCCTGGGATAGTTGATGCTTTGACCACTCAAGGTGGTATAACTGCTGATAACAATAGATTATTCAACAGTCAATTTTATTCATGGGATTCGTTTACTAACTTAGATCCAATAATCAATTTTAATCAATACTATTGGATACCAGAAGGTCCGGAACGTGTAGTAGTAGCAGCTAATGTTATCTATAACACTTCAAATTATATTATACAAGATGAATCAACTTATTATTTGATATCATCAGAAACCAATCCAACCCCATCGATTAATCCGTCGCTAACATTATTGCGTGGTGGCACATATACATTTACTGTAAATCAACCTACTCAATTTTGGATACAGGGTGAGCCAGGCATAACTGGGTTTAGTAGTACACAACACAATGTACAAACTAGAGATGTTTACGGAGTTGAAAACAATGGAGCATCACAGGGTGTTGTAACATTTACCGTACCTGAAAAGAACGCATTATCTGATATTAACTTCCCAGGAAACAACACCGTTGATGTTGTGTCTACATTGGCATTTGATGAAGTTAATGGGGCTTTTGTAAATGATATTGGTGGTATAGATGGTGTAACTGCGTTAAACGGGTTAACGGTGATGTTTTACAATACCGGAGTGCCAAACGAATCTGGATTTGTACATAAATTTTTTAGTCAAACTGAATACGATACCAATGACAATGTTATTGTACCTCCTGCTACAATTACTGTTACCGCAACTAGTTCAACCAACAATACAGTAACGTGTGATTCAACTAGTAGTCTTATTGAAGGACAAACTATAACATTTACTGGCACAGAATTTGGAGGATTAACCGCCTACTCAACCACCAGCGGCCCATGTATATACACAGTAACTTCAATTCTTAATCCTACTCAATTTACAATAGCAATACCGGGCTCGTCAAATGAAATTGGTGGCATCCCTCTATTAACACTTAGTAATGCTGCTGGCACAATGATTGGTAATATAAATGAAGGTTTATATGAAGAAGGTTTTTACACTCCGGTCGCTGGAACGTTTTATATAATAAATCTATTAGGAAGTGATGATAATCCGTTTATACAATTAACAAAATTATCAAATATTCCTACTACTGAAAGAATTACTGCTTCATTTGGAACACAATGGGCTGGCAGAAATTTCTATAGAAGTACTATTGGGGTAATAACACTATATCCATATAATAGCGCAATCTTAGATGTTTTGTATTATCAAGATGGAACTAATCCAAATAAAGTAGGTGTTTTAAATATTGTTGATAACAATATTACAAATCAAATTAATGTAAATGCCGATATACTAGGAAAAACAAATTATACTGCCCCAAATGGAGTGGTGTTTACTAACGGCTTAAAAATATTATTTCAAGGTAATATCTATCCAGCAAGTTATAACAACGTAGAATATTACGTAGAGGGCGTCGGTACAGCAATTGAGTTAATACCAGTTACCACATTAGTTTCTCCGGGATTGTTTTCTGCTGGTGAATATATCCCGTATGACACTATACCATATGATATTGGTAATTATGATTCTAGTTTATACATCCCAGTAGATCCTGATTATATCACGATTGCTAGAAATTCAATTAACAGAAACCCATGGTCAAGAAGTAATCGTTGGTTCCACATTGACGTTATTAATGCTTCTGCTACATATAACAACAATCCTGATTTGATTACTGCTTATACTCAAATTGATAATAAAGCAAAACGTCCAATTATTGAATTTTATCCTAATATTAAATTATTTGATGCCGGTGTAGTTGGTAAAGATCCTATTGATTTTATTGATACTAGAACAACTGACGCATTTACAACAGTGTCTGGTGAACCTAACTATTATCCTGACGTAGCTGGCTGGACAACCGCAACTGCTACGATTGCCCCTGTGACAGGAGCAATAACCTCTAGAACAGCATCATATACTTACGCATTGATTAATCAAGTTACATTGAGTAGCACAGTTGGATTACACGTAAATGATACTATAAGTTTTGGTTCGTCATTTGGTGGTATCACCTCTGGTACTACTTATACAATTTCCTCAATTGTAGGTAGTAACATCACGTTAAATGATAGCTATGGAAATTTAGTTATACTGAATAATTCAGGTCCAGTTTCTGTAACTACATCAATATATCCATATAGTACTACTATCACAATACCAACTGTTGGGGTGTCTGGTCTATTTGAAATTGGACAGTATATTGGTGATTCAACTGTATTATTGCCTAGCGTAACTTTCATTACCGATATAACTACAGCTGGATCCAACACAATATTAACTATTTCATGGTATGAACAAACTACTATTGCTGCTACCAGTGTTGCCGCATTAGTAACCGCTGATACCCCATTGGATAATTATGCGTTGTTTGATGGAGCAAGAGTAGTATTTTCGGTTGATACTAATTTGGAAGTAAGAAATAAGATTTTTATTTCTAGATTTTCTACAATTGTTCCCGGTGCTACTCCGGTAATTACTTTAACCGAAGCGGAAGATGGATTGGTATTAGCAGACGAACAAACTGCGGTGTACAGAGGATACAATTATATAGGTAAAGATTTCTATTTTACAGGTACTACTTGGATAGAAGGTCAACAAAAAACCACTCTCAATCAAGCACCTAGATTTGATGTGTTTGATAAGAATGGAATTAGCTTCGGAGATCCTGACATATATATTGGTACTTCATTCACCGGATGTACATTATTTTCATATGGGTTAGGAGTTGGAGCAAACGATACAGTATTGGGTTTCCCGATACGCTATAGTTCTGTTAACAACATTGGAGATATTAGTTTTGATGTAACATTAAATTCTGCTACATTCAATTACGTTAGTGGAACAACATCGGTAACTCAAAAAGTCAACACTGGATATGTATATAACTATACATTATCTAGTAACAATACCCCAACCGTTGTTAGACAATTAGGTTGGCAAACTGCTGTATCACCTAGTGTACAATATCAAATTTTTGAATTTGATTGGAATACTATCACTACCGGAAATGTATTTACATGCGACATAGCACCTATAGTTAGTACCCCAACTAAATGGCCGTTAATTCAAGTTTATATTAACAATGTATATCTATCAAGTAATGATTGGACAAGCATATTTACTGACACAACTACTACAATAACCATACCAAACATTGGTACTGTAGATACTGTTGTACAGATTTTAATATTAAGTGATCAAGTAAGCGCAACTGCTTATTTCCAGACACCTATTAACTTAAATAACAATCCGTTAAACCAAGACCTAACTAGTGTTAACATTGGTGATATTCGTGGACAATATCAAAGTATATTCTTTAATAATCCTGACACAACTGGTGAAGTTTTTGGACCAAATAATTATCATAACTTAGGCGATTTGGTTCCGTGGGGCAATCGAATAATTCAAAATAGCGCAGGATTACCTGCTGTTGGTACTTTCTTACGTAATCAAGCACATGATCTTTTTAACGCATTACTATTCAATAGTAGAGAATATATAACGTTTAAAACATTGTTGGTAGATACTGTTAATAATTCAGATTATAGTAGAATACTAACCCCTTCAGAAATGTTAGATTTAGCATTAGATACCATAAACTCAACACATACTAATGACCAATCTTTCTTTTGGAGTGATATGTTGCCATCAAAGGCACCGTACATTGTTAACACATACAGTTTTGCCAATTCATTAGATGTTAGTATCTATCTTCTAAGTCATATCTATAATTTTGCTACAGCAAACTACGATGGAGTATTAGTATACCTACTACGTAACGGCATCCAAACTCAATTAGTTAAGGGTGTCGATTATACAATTAGTATAGATAGTCCTTCACTAACTATTACTACTGATTTGATACCTAATGATCAAATTACAATCAAAGAATATAATCAAACATACGGAAGTTATGTTCCAAATACTCCTACAAAGTTAGGATTGTATCCTGCGACTATTCCAAGTGTAGTACTAGATACAGCATATAATCCAGAAACATATTTTATCGTAGGACACGACGGATCATTTAATAAATTATACGGAAACTATAATACTACTACTAGTACATTAACTGACTTTAGAGATCAAGTATTACTTGAGTATGAAACTCGTGTATATAATAACTTAAAATTAAGTGAAACAGTTCCAGCTGGTTCATATCAAGGTGTTATAATTCCTGGCTTCTTTAGAAGTACAGATTATTCATACGATGAATTTTTACAAATTTATAGTGAATCATTTTTAAACTGGGTTGGTCAAAATAGAATTAATTATAAGACTCAATTCTATAATACTACTAATCAATTCTCTTACAACTATAGAAATAGCGGTAATAAAATAAACAAAGATCCTATTGATCAGGGATATTTTAGAGGAGCATATTTGTATTTCTATGACACCTCTACTCCAAACGAAACTCCATGGGAAATGTTAGGGTTAGCTAATGAACCAACTTGGTGGACAACTCGTTATGGACCAGCACCATACACAAGTGATAACTTAGTGTTGTGGGGAGATTTAGCAGCAGGTTTAGTTTGGAATAACGGAGACTCATTTATTAAGCCTAGCTATGTACGTGACGGGCTATTAGATATAATACCGGTAGATAGCAATGGAGATTTATTATCTCCGCTTGATTCAATTGTAGGTAATTATGACCAGAATATATTCAGAAAAGATTGGATAGTCGGGGATGTAGGTCCCGCGGAGTTTAGTTATCGTAGAAGCAGCACTTGGGCATTTGATTTAATGCGTATATTAGCGTTGACCAAACCTGCTGATTTCTTCAATCTAGGCATTGATGTAGATAATTACAAATACAATACAGAATTTAATCAATATCTAGTGGGTGATAGAAGTCATTTAGTATTATCTGAAATTCCAATTTACGGCAATGGAACCCCTGCGACTAGTTATATCAACTGGATTGTTGATTATGAAAAACAAGTTGGGGTAGATGCTACTACAAATATCACTACTTTATTAGATAACTTAGATGTTCGTTTAGTTTATCGTTTAGCTGGATTTAGTGATAAGACATTGCTAAAGTTCTATGTTGAAAAGAGTTCAGCAAACAGTAATAACAGTTCATTATTAATACCTGACGAAAGTTATGCGGTATTATTATATGAAAATCAACCATTTGATAAAATTGTATATAGCGGTGTTGTTGTACAGATAAGTGAAAATGGTTATAAAGTATATGGTAATTCACAAACAAATGCGTACTTTACCGTATTAGTTCCTACGTTTGGTGGAAGTTCAGAAAAAATAACAGTAGAAAACTCAACTGTTAGTGTAACTAGCACCTTTACTAATAAAACAGAAGTAATACCCTACGGTACTGAGTTTTACAATATACAACAAGTATCTCAATTTTTAATTAGCTATGGCGAATACTTAAAAAGCCAGGGCATGGTCTACGAACAAATAGAAAATGGCATACCAATTAATTGGCAACAAATGGTTGCTGAATTCTTATATTGGTCTCAAGTAGGATGGGAAATAGGTAGTATTACTACAATAAATCCATCTGCTACTTTGTTGGCTATTGATAAAGAAAGTCGTATTGTTCAACCATTAACATTACAAAGACATAATTTTGTATTAAATCAGAATCTATATCCTATACAGAATGTAGATTTATCAATTGTACGTGATGGTACGGCATTTACGGCACAACCATTAAACTCAGGCGATGCTATAAGTTATGGTCAATTCAATATCAGCAATATTGAACATGGCATTGTATTTGATAACACTACTTTATTCAATGATATAATTTATAATTTAATTACTGGATTACGTCAGAATAGAATTTATGTACGAGGTACAAAAACTGCTGATTGGAACGGCAATGTTGACGCATTTGGTTTTATACTTAATCAAGATAATATTGTTGAGTGGAGTAAAGAAATTAAGTACACCACTGGTTCTATAGTCAAATATAAAAACAAATATTGGATAGCAATTACAATCATACAAGCGAAAGAAATATTTGATGAGCGTGATTGGAAAGAAACTGATTATAACGAAATACAAAAAGGACTATTGCCTAATAGTCAAACTCGTTCATATGAAAGCACATTATACTATAATGTAAATACCGCTAACTTAGAAAATGATGCTGATTTATTAAGTTTTAGTTTAATTGGATATCGCCCAAGAGATTATATGGCGTTGGCAGACCTTACTGATATAACACAAGTTAATGTCTACCAAAACATGATTAAATCAAAAGGAACACCTAATGCTGCTAAAGCATTCAAGGGTGCTAATCTTCCACAAGGTGGAATTGATTATGATGTTTATGAAAACTGGGCCATCAAGTCAGGTGAGTTTGGTGGAGTATTAAACAATAACTTTATTGAGTTTAGATTAAGTCAACCAGACTTAACTGGTAATCCTTCTATTGTCGGGTTAACAAATGGTAATTATACTGAGGGTGTTCAACAAGAAGTTTCATTAAACAACGTGTTTAACTATGGTAGACCAATCACATCACCCGATATTTTATCTACAATCTCTAGTTTAACTCCGTCTACGTTGTACCCTACAGCAGGATATGTTAACTACAACGATGTTAAATTAGCAAGTTATTATTATTCTGGGTTAGTAAACGGACAAAACTCAGTAGGCACAGTTATACCTATTAATGAATTTTATGTAAGAGATTATGCTTGGTTGGCAAGTTATCTTGGTACATGGCAAGTATATACCCCTAGTAGTTTAGGCTCAGTTATTAATGCTAAAAACAATTTAAATGGTACAGTAACTATCACATTTAGTCAAGCACATAATTTAAAACGTTATCAGCCATTTGCGATTGTAAATTTTAATGTAGCAATTAATAATTATTATATTGTTTCAGCAATCGTAGATCCATTCAATGTTATGATTAACTTATCATTGAATCCTCAAATAACTAGCATCAATGGTCAAGGAATTGGCTTCAAACTTCAAAGTCAACGTGTAGCTACTGCTCCTGAAATAGTTGACTTACCTTCACTATTAGACAATGAGTTTAATAAATTAAAAGTATGGGTTGATACAAACAATGACGGCGGCTGGGCAGTATTACGTAAGAGTTTAAACTATCAATATACTAAAGAAATATTAAAAACAGCCAGTCAAACCTTAGGTAGTGCGGTAGCATTTACTACCGCTTTGGGTTATATGGTTGGTGATAGCAGTGCCGGAGAAGTGTATAGATATGCGTATGACAATGTAACTGATAGCTACTTAGAGAAGCAAACTATTAGTCACGGCGTTTCATTTGGGGCAAACATAACATATATTGATGATTTGTTTGTAATCTCTGAACCAACTGGTTCACCAAATGTATATATCTATCAATTAATAACTACCACGTTGTTGAATACATTGTTGCTATATCAAACTATCGCGGCACCGTCTGGAGTAACAAATTGGGGATCATCAACTGCGTTGTCAGGGGATCAGAATTGGTTGTACATATCAGACACGGGTCATGCTCTTGTATATGTTTACCGTAAATCAGAAGTAACTAGTCAATATGTAAATGTTGGTACATTGAGTGTAGCCGGATTAACTTCTGCTGATAGTTTTGGTTATTCAATCTCTACTGATTATTACGGTGACACCGTAGTAATTGGGACACCTCAACAAGATTATGACATCAATACTCAAAATTACGGTTATACATATATCTTTAGTAGAACTATAGAAAACTTTGAAGCACGTTCTGGAAGCCAGGCATATATTCCTATATTGTTTAATTTAGCTTGGACTCCGGGCAATTTGTCAACTACTGCCAATGTTATTTCAAGTAATGCTATTACATTAGGAAGTGTTACTGGGTTACAAGACGGTGTTAATGGTACACCAATTGTCTTTACTGGATCACCGTACGGCGGCGTAGCAGCCAATACAGTTTATTATGTAAAACTACTTTCTGGTTCGACAATCACATTATCATTAACTAGAAATGGTACAACATTAGCATTAACCAATAGTACAGGTACAATGACGGCTAGTGGACAAACATCACCGTTGTACGTAACAGTTAATGGTACCACTTTAGCAGATAACTTGTATGCGGTTGTAGGATCAACTTTTAATGTATACAGTACTGCTACTCCAACATTAAACGCAGGTGATATAATTAATGTTAGTGGTACTAATTTTGTATTAACACAAACATTAACTAATGAAGAAACACCAAGAGTTGGTGTACAGTTTGGTACCAGCACATCTACTAACCGATTTGCTAATGAAATTTTAATTGGCGCACCGTTTGAGTTATCAGAACAAAACTATGAGGGTGCTGTTCATAGATACACCAATGGTGGTGAAAGATATGGCACTATCATTGGTACCTCTGTTTGTAATATAACTACTCCTAGAACTATATTGTTAAATGGATTCGCTGTTACATTGCCAATTGGTAATGCTACCGCAGCAGCAAACGCAATCAATTCAAATTCAGTTACTAACGTAACCGCTTCGGTAGTTGCTGGCAAATTGGCAATATCACTAGTTGATGTGAGTTTAGCAGTAGCAGGGAACAAGTTATCGTTGTCAGTATTAGATACTGATACGTTAGCTGAAATGGGTGTGATTATATATAAGCAAACACAAAAGATTGCTTGCCCACACTTAACTGGAAGAACACAATTTGGTACTGTAGTTAAATTCAATAGTTCAGGATCATTTGTAGCCAGCGCCCCGGTTGGAGCAAGATACTCTGCTACAACGTTTGATTTTACCGACGATGAATTAGATAACGATACAGTATTTGACAACAATGCGACACAATGGGTTGACACTTTCAATAACGCGGGCGCGGTATATATGTTTGATTACTTGTCTACCTATGATGAAAACATCAATGCTCCGGGCAAGTTTGTATACGCACAAAGCATCAATGCTCAAGATTTAGATTACGGCTCACAACCACATTACGGTACAGCATTAGATTTTAATGATAACGTAGTAACAGTAGGTACGCCTGGGTACAACCCAACAACGAATCCGCATGACAACATGGGACAAGTAGTAACTTATGTAAGTAACACTAGTGATCCTGATTGGGCAGTATATAGAAGTTCATCTGAAATTGTAGATATAAATGGGGTATTTAATGTTCAACTGTTCAGCGCAAATACCAATGAAACATTAGAGAATTTAGATTACATTGATCCGTTACAGGGTAAACTATTAGGAGCAGTAGCAGAGAACATTGATGTAGTATCAAATGCTGATCCAGCGTCATATAATTCTGTCGAAAATCAAGCTGGATTAGTTTGGGGAGCAGAGAAGATAGGCACATTGTGGTTTAATACTAGCACTACTCGGTTTATGAATTATCATCAAAATGATGTTACTTATAACAGTCAATGGTGGGGTAGAGTATTTCCGGGAAGTGATGTAGTTGTTTATTCTTGGGTAGTAAGTAATGTTCCACCTGTATCATACCTCGGCCCAGGTATTCCATATAGCACTGATAATTATACAATTCGTGGAATAATAAATCCAGAAGGGTTAATAACTCCAATATATTATTTCTGGGCTAGAAATACAAACATTGTGTTTGACCAAGCAGGAAAAACATTATCTGATTCTACATTAGAACTATATATTGGAAATCCTCAAGGAACTGGTATTAGTTATTTTGTTCCGTTCTTGCCTAGTGTATTTGGATTATATAATTGTTTCCCTTACATAAACGCTAAAGATACCGTACTACACTTTGGTTATTCTACTGGAGCAAATGATGATGCTACTCACAATCAATATAGTTTGATTCGTGCTAATTATGCTGATGATTTCTTACCGGGTGTTCCTGGCTCAGGCGCATCGTATCAAAATCACGCATCAGTAGGTATAACAGAACCTATCGGATTGTACAATAGAATGTTAGACAGTATGTGCGGGGTAGATAATGCCGGCGGCGTTGTACCTGACCCATTATTACCAAAAGCGGTTCAGACTGGTGTATTAGCTAGACCAAGACAAGGTTTCTTTTATAATAGATTTGGAGCATTGAAAAACTATTTACAATATGCCAATGTTGTATTAGCGCAGTTCCCAATCGTAGAATTAAGAAATCCACAATTGTTAAACAGCAAAAATCCTGAAATTGTTGACGATAATAACAATGTAATTTTTGCTATTGGTGAAAAATACGATACTTCTAAATATTGGTCTTATGTAAACTGGTGGGCAACTGGATATGATAATAATACCAAATCATCATTACAAGTTCCTATCTACGCAGATTTATCTACATTAAACGTTGCGGCCGGAACAATCGTTACTGTGGCATCTAATAGCACAGGTAGTGCGGAAACATATATATTATCTGACACCGGCATATGGGTTAGAATTGGTTTAGAAAATGGAACAATTGAATTTAGTAGCGTTCTTTGGGATTACACCGAAGCTAGATTGGGCTTTGGCGATAACTTCTTTGACACTACTCCTTACGATGAATATCCAAGTACAGAAACTAGGTATATTGTTCGTGCGTTGAATGAAGAAATTTATACAAATGAGTTATTGATTTTTAGAAATAAGAGTTTAATCTTAATGTTTGACTATATTCAAAGTGAAACAATTGAAAGTCAAAATTATTTAGATTGGTTAAACAAAACATCATTTGTTGATGTAGCACATACTATTCGTGAATTGCTTCCTTTAGAAGTATTCAAGTCTGATAACCAATTATTCTTGGAAGGGTACTTAAATGAAGTTAAGCCTTATCATGTTGTAATTAAAGAGTTTATATTCAAGTACACAAAAACTGATATATTTGAAGGTGACATTACTGATTTTGATTTACCGGCACAATATAATTCAACAATAGAACAATTTGTTAGCCCTGAGTTAGTTTATTCTAACCCAAGCGGTGATAACCAATATTTACCGTCCGACCCAATATGGCAAACTGCTCCGTATAGTCAATGGTTCAGCAACTATGGTTTAGGTATAACAGGACAAAATGGTTATAAGATATCATTATTGGATTCATATCTATCATTAAATTCAACTTCTTGCTATGTAGATAACATTAATGGATTCCCGGTAACTGGTACAATATTAATAGGTGAAGAAGAAATTGCTTATTCTGCTAAAAATTTAGCAACTAGTCAATTAATTGGATTATCACGTGGCATTAATGGAACTAGAATAGCAGTTCATTTCCCGGGAGATTCTATCCATATAGATTTGCCAGCGGTAGTAGTTCTACATGAAGGTAGAGGTTATGCTAATCCACCAACTGTTACTGCTTACATAGATACAACTATATACCCTGCTCCTAGAGTACTAGCACAATTAGAACCAATAATGAGTTTAGATTCTGTCATTGGAGTAAATGTTATAAATCCGGGTGAAGGTTATGTTGTGTTGCCAACTATTAAAATTGATCCGGCAATAACAATATCAATTAATAGTTCTCGTGTTAATGCTCTAACAAACACAATTGAATTGCCTACATTATTATTACAAACCGGAGACGTTGTTGTTTACACTATTCCAACTGGATCAACTGAGATTACTGGATTGGTAATAGGTCAACAATATTATGTAAATGTATTAGAATTTACCCCGGTACCAATATTTGCTCTTTATAGCAATTATTTAAATGCTATTAATGACCATGATAGAATAGTATTATATACAACTGGATCTGGCACACAGTATTTTAGTCAAGGCGCAACTGCAACTAGCGTAACCAGTGCTATACCAGTAAGAGAAAACAGTATAGCATTAAGATTTGATAGAACAAGTTATAACTCACAATTAACGCCGTGGCAAGGCAATGGCTATTATGGCTCATTCTATGCTGGAACATTGTCTAATAGTAATAAGATAGCATCATCTGCAATAACATTACAAAACACACAGCCGCCAATTAGTTCTATTTTAGCTAGTGCTGAAGGCGCTGCGTTTGAAATATTAGATGTACAAAATGAACAAAGTATTACTTGGTCATCAAGAACCAGAACCACTGTACAAACATATGGTTCTACATATCCAACAACTGCTTACCGCAATGCTATAAGAATTAACCCAAGTACAGGTGGTGCTGATGTTGCTGGCTACATTGGTTCTACAATTGGTTTCTATATTGGGATGCCAATAAAATTTGTAGGAGCAACGACTGGCACATTATTAACTAGTAGTAACTCATCAAGTACTACAATCTATTATGTAAAGTCATTAGTTCAATTGCCAAATCCTAACAACCCGTCAACACTAGAAGATACTGGTTTTACTATTTCTGCCACAGTAGATGAGAATGGTGTGCCTGGTGCGGTATTCTCACCAAACACAGGGTCTAGTAGTGTTACTATATCAACTAACTTAACATTATATGTAGGACAAGAAACTAATCTTGCTATAATGACTATCAACTATGACGGTATCAGAACGGCAACTAATACTACACCGGCAACTAATACTATTACTGTTCAATTGACCCCAACTGGACAAAACGGTACAACTAATTTTTATACAGGTCTTCCTATATTCTTTACTGGAAATGTGTTTGGTGGCATAGAAGAAAATCAAAGATACTATGTTACAACCATTGTTGACAAACAACAATTCACAATGGCAACAACTGATAATCCAGTGACATTTAGTGTTACTGCTACTACTGCTGCTGACGATTCTATCACATGTGAAACTACCATTAATCTATTATCAATCAATGATCCAATAATTTTTACTGGAAACGTTTTTGGAAATATAGTAGAAGGAAAAACATATTATGTAAGAGAATTATTTACCAATAACACTTCATTCTCTATTGCTGAAGTAATTAATGGAAGTGCTGTCGCATTAACAGATGACACTGGTTCTTGTACGTTAACAAGCCAGAAAAATGTATTACAATTAACTACTGGCACCGGCTCAATGACATTAAACGTTGGGTTACCGGTAAGTCCTGGTCAAATCAATGGCCAAGAGTTTACATTATATGAAACATCAACACAATATAACGGTGTATCAGGTTCAGTTTCTAATTTGTTAACTAGAAATGTTGCTGCTACATTGGCCACAGTAGGTAGAATTTGTTTAGTTTCTGGCAGCAGTTTATCTAACATATATAATAATTTAGAATTTACAATTGGATCTGGAATTGGTGGTTTAGTTACAGCGACCCCATACATCATAACTGGATATGGTAATACCGCAGTTACTGTAAGTAGTACTACTAGCAGCGGCAATTGGTTGATAATAAACACTTCAACAAGCCCAGATTCTACTACTGTATTATATGTTGGAATGCCATTATACTTCACTGGAACATCATTGGGTGGAGTGTTGTTAGATGTAGTTTATTATGTATACGCAATAGATGCTAGCCCGCCATCTGGACAAGGCAGATTTAAGGTTGCTGAAGATATAAATCTTACTAGTGTGTTTACCGTTACTAACGCCAATGGCGAAATGGTTGGCGCTGGCGATCCTTATATTACTATAGCAGATAGCTTATTAAATTCAAGCCAGACTGCTTCTAGTATTACAGTGGCTGATCCAGCAGTAGTTACAGTTTCAAATGGCGCTGCTTTCCCTAACGGAACACCAATCAAGTTTACTACAACAGGAACATTGCCAACTCCTTTGAATAATGAATTGACATATTATGTTAGAAATAGAAGTAGTAACACATTTAACATATCATACACTCCAACAAGTAGTTTGATTAAAACTACAGTGGCAGGAACAGGTACATTTAATGTAATACAAACTCCAATAGAATTAACTCAATACGTTGATCCAGTAAATAATGCTGTATTTGATGTAAGTTATATATTAGGTGGGTATAGTTCTATCATTACTAATGCTGGCAGCGGATATGCGGTAAACAACACAATAGTTATACTTGGGGAGGACGTAGGAGGTTCTACTCCTACAAATGATCTAACGTTAACTATAACAGAAGTTAACACTAGCACCGGCGCGATACAATCTGCTATATCTAGTGGTACTCCTGCAGGAGCAGTTGACCAATATTACTTAAAAGTTATATCAGAATCTCAAGTGGGTGTTTATAGTAATCCTAATCTTACTGTAGCTGTAAGTGGACAAAACTTTGCCTACAATGGAATAACTTCAACAACAGTAACATCTGTTGCTGATACTAACATATTGACAGTATCAAGTTCTAGTAGTTTCTCTGTTAATGATCCGGTTGTGTTTACTAATATTGTAAGTGCTACAGCAATAAGAGCAGGTCAAACTTATCAGATTCTTGCGTTAGGTAATACTGATTTTACATTGTTGGGAGCATTAACTAATACGATAGGACAAGTATTTGTTGCTACAACAACTGGTTCTGGTACCGGAACTGCTATAGCTTCAGTATACGGTGGAATAACAGCAGGTGAAACATATTATATTTTAAGTAAACCTACTTCAACTTCTGTAACCATATCTGAAACAATTGGCGGAACAGTATTTGATATAACAGTTAATGTTATTGGGTCAATGACAATGGCCAAGTCAGGTGATTATGCTTTATTGCCTGAGCCGTTTTTCTTTAATCCAAGCATTGTAAAATACAATAATCAAGTATATCAATGTATTATCAGTAATAATGATACAGATTTCATATTTGGTAAATGGGAATTGTTAAATTCAGGTGACTTTAGACTAAACGCATTAGATAGAATAGCAGGGTATTATCGCCCAACTGTCAATATGCCAGGCATGGATATGACTCAACTAGTAACTGGAATCACATATCCAAATAGTACATATTTAGGTAATGCGTTTGCTCCAGCAGACGAATATATAGTGGATGCTATAATACAAGATCAACCGTTCTATGCGACTGGGCTAGACTTAAAAGCAATAGTATGGAATGGATTAAATTACATTGTGGTAGCTGATGCTAGTACTTATTCTTGTTTTAATGTAAGTGTAGATGCTTTAACTTGGACTATTAATAATTTAGCAAATCAATCACTCAGTATTACTGACATGTTATACGCAGGCGGTAGCTATATTATTACTACAAATAATAACGCAACCCCTATACTAATAAGTGACAACGGTTATACATGGATTACTAACGGCACATTTACTCCATTTGATGGGGTCCCATATGATATAGGAAATTATGATGTATCTTCATTGTTAGTACCAGCATTGTCATTGAATAGTGTTGCTTACAACAATGGTATATATGTAGCAGTGGGCAACAACATAGTATCATCTACTGATTTGTATTCATGGACAGAACGCTACGCATTTACTAGTACCATAACAACTAACGTATTCAATGGTGTTACTTATGTTAGTACCGGCGGTTTCACTGGATTTGTAGCAGTAGGCGCCGGCCAAAGAATAGTTAACGGTATCATCGTTAATGTAGCTATCATATTTACAAGTTCAGATGGTTATATTTGGAATCAAGTACCGTTCACTAGTACCGTATATGGATTTAATTCTATTGCGGCAAATAGTCAAACGATTACAGCAGTGGGGGATAATGGTATAATCTATACTAGCTTTAATTGTATTGATTGGTTTGTTCAATCATCCGGAACAACTAACAATTTAAACAATATTATATGGGATAATTATAATAGCAAATTTGTTGTTGTGGGCAATACTGGTAAAATATTAACTGGTACAACTGCAGGTATAACTTGGACATCTCAAACATCAGGGACAACTGAAACATTAGAAAGTGTAGTTTATAATAATATTGCTGGCAAATATGTTATTGTGGGATTGAATAATACTGTGCTAACTAGTTCAAACGCAAGCACATGGACATTAACTGGAACTTTTGAAACTCCTACGGCAGTTTATACTATACAAGGCGATCAATTTGAATATGGTTACGGCCCAGAAGAATTGGTTCCGGGTATAGTTTCAGATAGCTTAACTATGGTGGTAGCAACCCGCCCCGGTACAAACTGGGACGAAACAGTATATCAGCATGTTGGATACAATGTTGTTTCTACAGAAATAACACCAACCTCAGGATCACAAACTTCTTATAGTTTTGACAATTTAGTAATTACCCCGGCACAATTGGCAGTATTTGTAATTCACTATAATACTGGTCTTAGCACATCTTTATATGAGGGAGCAGACTATACAGTAGATTGGATTACTAATGCTGTTATATTAAATTCTCCTTTAACTAACTACCTATATCCTGGCACTGATACATTAAGAATTGATGTATATGAAGTTGGAAACGGAGATCAATTAGTTAAGGCAAATACAAAAACTGACCCTATAAGAATAAATTCTACGACAGGATTCCAAGAAATATATGTGAATGCTAATTATAGTGCAGATATATACCAAGGGTCTGGTCTAATGAGACCAACCTCATCTCCAATATATGTAAATGCTATTGCTACAGATGATGCGTATAATACTATAACCTGTGATGGAGTTAATGACTTTATATTAAATAGTCCAATAACATTCTCCGGTGCTGTGTTTGGTGGAATAGTTGAAGACCAAGTTTACTATGTAAAATCTATAGGTGGAGTTTCAAATAGGATTACTATATCTGAAACATACAATGCTAGCACGGGCACAGCAGGAGAGACTTTTGCTGTAACAACTGCCACTGGCTTAATGGAAGTCATTATTAGGACAGGCACCGGAGCAGTTTGGACTACTCCGGCAGTATTTCATGATGGAACTGTAATGGTTCTAGGTACTACTGCTCCGGTTACAAGAACAAGAGCAAGTACAAATACTATAACAACAATCACAACCGGTAGTTTAATTCCAGATACCACAATCGTATTCAGCAATACTATGTTTGGAGATGTGATTATTCCACACCAAGTATATTATGTAAAAACAATATATGACGCTAATGAATTTAGTATTTCTGAAACATTGGGCGGAGCTGTACTAGAATTATCAGACGCCACCGGCGGAGCAAACTTTGTGACCGGCGACTATGCTATTGATTTTGCTGATAACGGAATCAATGCTGCGATTGTATTAGCAGGACAGTATGATGCCACTGTAGATTATATATCTTATTCTCTGTTTGGACAAACATTGCCGATACAATATGGTTATACAATACCGCAAGTACAAATATTTACAGGTAACGGATCATCAGCATCTTTTGCTTTGACAAATTATATTGGAGATGATAATGTAACTAATGCTATTGTTGAAATTGATGGATTGCGTCAAAACCAATCGTCATATACAATAAATGCTAATACTAATACAATAGTGTTTACCCCTCCGCCAGCAAATGGAGCAACTATTGCGGTCACCTCATATAATTTAACTGAACGTCAATATTTTAATACTCAATACAATATTACAGGAAGCGGCGCTTTATCCTCTATTACAGTAACAAGTACAACAAATTCTGTTGGAACATATGATCAGGATACCCCAACTGCTCAAACATATGATGAAGATACTCCGTCAGTCGTACTGTATGATCAAGTATTAAATTACTTGTCAACAGCAAGTACTAGCAATTTAACAGTTGATTATCCTATTACATTCAATAGCCCAACATTAGGTGGATTAGTTGCAGGACAAACATACTTTGTAACAGCAATATTGAATTCAACAGATTTTCAAATCTCTACTCAGGTTGGCGGATCACCTGTTACAGTAACTACCGATAGTGGAACAATGACAGGTATTATTAATGGACTTACTGTTTCTAATATAACAAATATAAACAATGCGATTACACCATACGCAACTAGTGTTGTAGTTACTGGCACAATTGATGCTGGCGATTATGTAGTATGTAATGATACTACTAAATTGATATCTGGTCAACAGATTATCTTTAAGGCTCCGGTCTTTGATGCTGGATCATTTGTTAATGGATCGATCTATCAAATAACAGTATTGGGAACTACAAATTGGAACGCAATTGGATTCATTGGTACTCCGGTTGTGGGAGGGTTGTTCACTTGTAATAATGTAGCACAAACTGGTTCTGGTAAAGCATTGCTTGCTAATGCAGGTGGCATAATTACAACTGGACAAGTTTATTTTGTGGGTACAATCGCTTCATCAACTGATTTTACTATAGTAGATCAATTTAATACTCTAGTTACTCTAACTACTGCCACTAATACTTTAGTTGGTTATATGGGCGGGGTCCCTGCCATACGAGTTACTACTGGAATAAACAATCGTTTAACTGAAAATCAATTAGTTCGTATTGATGGTGTAACCGGCGCTACTCAATTAAACAATAATCTTTATTACGTCCATATAATAACTAACACAATATTTGATTTATATTTACAACCGTATAATCCTGCGTTGAATGCTACCAACTATCCAGTTACATTCTCCTCATCATATATATCAGGTGGATATGTTTGGATAGATGAATTATTTACAGTAGCAGATACTACTGCTATAGCTACATCTTCTGTGGGTAACAGAATTACTGTTTCTAGCACTGCTGGATTAGTAAATGGAACTCCAGTGTTGTTTACTGAGACAGGAACAGACGTAGGAGAAAATATATTAGGTGGTATATTATCAAAAACAACTTACTATATATTACAAGTAGCACTCGAAGTTGATGCTGGTAAATTTATTGCTGGCAATGAGTATCAAATAACATATCTTGGAACTACTAATTGGAATACTGCAGCAGGAACATCTGCTATTACATACGCAGTTGGAGACACATTCACTGCCGCAGTATTAGGAACAGGTACAGGCGTGGCCAAAGGATTGAAAGAGATTACAATTACTGCTAACAGATATCCAAACGAGTTGGAAGTTGTATTGACTGATGCTACTGTTGCTAGCGGAACCACTATTACAGTGTCACAGTTTGAACAAACTAACGTTGATAGATTATGGGTAACGGTAAATGGTGCTAGAGTTCCATCAAGTTCATTAAGATTAAATCCATACAATGACTTAAGTATTTTAACTACTATCAATACCGGTGATGTTGTTATTGTGACAAGTATGATGCCAACAGCTACTCCAAACGAAGAAGTTTATGTATTAAATGTTGGGCAAACTGGAGCTTCGGCAGTGTATAGAGCAAATACTCAAACTAGAGCCTGGTTAGTACACGAATTAAAATATTCTGATGATATGATTTATTTTAATGACGTAACACGCATTACTGATACTATTGTACAGGATGTCACTTGCCCGGCAGCAGTAGACGGTAAATACAATATTGGATTAACGTCTAATAAGAATGTGATATGTCACATTGTAGTTTACAATAACACTACTTCTATAGAAGTTGCTCCTGAAAATTATAAGATAGTTATTGTAAATTCTGCTCCAATATTACAGATTTCAGCGCAAGTTGCTGTTGGAAATTCGTTAACAATCACCTCAGTTGAGGGAAGATTAGTATGGATGGATAACGGAGAATTAATTGGATTTGGAGAATGTGATTTGGTAAACAATACTGTATCTAAATTGACTCGCGGAGCAGGCGGAACAGGAGTTCAGCCCTATACCCCGATATATTCTGAAGGGTACGGATTGACCCCAAATAACAGAATGACAGATGTATTATATTCTGAAACCTGGAACCCAATTCCAGGAGTTTACAATACTACTGAAGGTGATCCGTTGCAGATTGCTGACACAGACGGCGCAAGATTCTTGCGGGGTGATACAAATTAAATGATAAATAAAATATGAACGAAAAACTGGAAGAAAACAAGCAGCAAACTACGCAAGAGAAAAAGCCTAACGAACAAGTAGGGTTTTACTTTTCGTCCGGAATAAAGATAACCGACCCAAATACCAAAGAAGTATTGGTTCAAATGCGAGGCGATAATTAAATGTCAGTAATAACACTATCATATAAAGTAGAAGGATTTATCAAAATTCATGACCCTAACAACGGGGAAGTATTTGTAGAGAAGAAAAATGCTATAAATTATGAAACCATGTCTGAGGCCATTGCTGATACGTTATCAAGTCGTGGTTACGGGGAAATCTATGAAATGGCATTTGGGAATGGCGGCGCAAGTGTTTCTGATACCGGGGTTATTACGTATTTGCCACCAAACGTAACTGGACAAAACGCAGCATTATATAACCAAACTTACGCTAAAATCGTAGACGATACTAGCGTTTTTAACTTGGATCCCACACGTAACAAGATGACAGTTACACATACAACTGGTAAATATTATACTGATATTTTGGTACAATGTTTGCTAGATTACGGCGAGCCTGCCGGACAAGCAGCATTTGATAATAGTACCCAAACTGATAGTTCTTATATTTTTGATGAATTGGGTTTATTAGCTAGATACGGGACGGATGCTACAGGGAACGTAATCACTAGATTACTGACTCACGTAATATTTCACCCAGTACAAAAGAGTTTAAACAGACAGATTCAAATTGATTATACGGTTAGAATTCAAAGTTTAACGAATTTAGTAACAATTTAAGATAAATAATAGATATCGGAGTAATTTCAAAATGGCATATACAATTGTAAAAACTAATGGTCAAGTATTAACGACCATTGCTGACGGAACTATTAATACTAATAGCACCTCATTAGCATTACCGGGCAGGAACTATGCCGGTTACGGTCAATATTTAGACACAAACTTTGTTCATGTGTTGGAAAGTTTTGCTAATACTAGTCCTCCCGCTAATCCGCTACAGGGTCAATTGTGGTTCAATACCAATGCTAATACATTGTGCGTTTGCCCAGCAGATGGCACTACTACAGCAAGTTCATGGATTACTCTAGCACAGTCAGGAAGCGGCGGAACTACAACGTTTGGAACAGTAACTGTCACTGGAAATCTTACAGCAAATAATATTACAGCTACGAACAATTCAAATGCCGACGTTATAACAACTAGAATGTTAACCGTTAATGCTAATGCTAATATCACTAACGCATTCATTACAACTGCCAATGTTACTACATTAAATACTCAATCTATCTCAACCGGTTCACAAAGCACAACTGGTGTTCAAACAGGCGTTTGGACACAAAACGGAGCAGGAACTGCTAACGGTGTTGCCGGTACTAGTATGTGGGTCACCGGGGGTAATCTAGTAGTAACAGGTGGTTCTAATATTGGTATTCGTACCGATTACTACTACTATGCTAACGGGAATCCAATCAGTTTTGCTGGTACTTACAATAATGGTAATGTTTCTGACTATTTGACCGGAGCTAATAGTGTAACACGCTTTACTGGATCAATTGCTCCGGGTAGTGTTACAACAGCAAACATCACAACTGGTGGAAACACAATTGCTGGACAGTTAACTGGTAACTGGACATTAACTACAGGTAGTAGATTAACAGCAACATATGCTGACTTGGCAGAACGTTTTGAAGCTGATGCTTACTACGATGCAGGAACAGTTGTTGAATTAGGCGGTGACAAAGAAATCACTAGCGTTAAATACGAATTAAGTGAAGATATATTTGGTGTTATCTCTGATACTGCTGCTTACTTAATGAATTCAGGCGCAGGAGATAATACAACTCATCCTCCGGTCGCAATGACTGGTCGTGTACAGGTTAAAGCTAGTGGTATAATTAAAAAGGGTGATCGTTTAGTTAGCGCAGGCAACGGCATAGCACGAGCAGCACAACACGGCGAAGCAACTGCCTTCAACGTCATTGGACGAGCATTAGAAAACAAAACAACTACTAATATTGGAACAGTTTTAGCAATTGTTACTGTATCGAAATAAGGATAAAAAATGACATACGCAGTCGGTAATACAATACAAGCAA